TTCCCTCATACCATTACTAAGGTTGGTCGTTTAATGATGTTGGGTAAATACAATATCCAATCCAGTAAACTGTTACGTGAAGTATTCTTACCTACTTGGTCTACATTAGATTTACAGAATAACCAAGATCATATTGATGCTTTCCATTTAGCTGTATCACAAGCATTAGGTATTAAAGTACACAATGAGGGTCCTGAATCCATCAATAAACTAAGAGTATTACTATCAGGTAAATTAGCTCCTGCTATTACTTTGGTTCAAGAATGGATGGAAGCTGCTGATAATGGTGAAAATACTATTGAGTTTGATGGTCTTAAATTAGCTCAAATATTCAAAGATGCTCAAGAAGGTTTAACACCCAATGCTTTCCATGCACTTGTTGAATACGTTCGTTACCAACGTACTGAAGATAAGACTAAGTTTACTACTGGTTTATATCTTGAAGCGGATGGTGTAACGAATGGTCCAGGTAATGCTATCCAGATGCTAACACTTGGTAAATTTACTGGTAACTGGGTTACTACTGTAGAGAAGATTGGTCATTCATTTGGTGAACCAAAAGCTAAACATGAGCTGGATAAAAACAATAAAGATCTCTATGGTACTGCTGGTGTAGCCAGTGTTGCACCATTACAAGCTATTATTTCTAAGATTAGGCAGTCTCCTGATAAAGAAGAAATTATGGGTATTCTTGGTTCGTTGTACTCATTAATGAGTACAACTGTGGAAGGTATTAAATACGATCCAAGCAACTTAGAAACAACTGGTGGAGTGGATGCTAATCGTAGTTTCTTTAAGAATCCATTGACCATTTTGTTATATGGTTCAGGTATTACGGGTATTGCTGGTAAAGCTACTAAGCAAATGGTGGACAGCATCTATAAACGATTCTCTGATGCTAATATTCTTCTTAACAGTAAAGAAGGAAAAAATCTTACTGTTGCTCAAGCAATGTTTCCTGGTGATGAAAATGCTGAACAAACGTATAAAAAATTCGTTGAAGATCTAAATAGAATTAGAAGTACAACAATCAATACTGAATACATTAATCGTAAAAAAGTGTATGTAGTAGAAGGTGTAAATCAGCCTGTACGTAAATACGGTAAATCTGAATTACAGGACTTTACTTTTACTGGTTCAGAGATTGATGCTATTACCCAAAACATTACTAAAGGATTAGTAGATGCAATGCACCAAGGTGCTATAGAAACTGTTGGTCATTCTGTTATGCAGTCTACCCAAATGATTCAGATGGCAACACAGATTCAATCTATCCTGTTAGAAGCTGCATTTACTAAAGCAGTAAGAGATAAGATTAAAAATTATAAATCTCTTGATCCTGAATATCGTGCTGGTGATTTTATATCTAAGCAGGATTTCATGGATATTATGGAGGAATTGAAAGCAATTGCTCCATATCTTAGAACAGGTGATCAAACATTCTTAGCTGCTAAATCTAAGCGTTATCGTAATGAGACTGATTCTAAGGTTGAGTATAGTCGTTCTTTAAATGATATGTTCCGTACTGAACCAAATATGTATATCCCTACTAATGCTGGTGTGTCTGGTACACCTAATTTAGTCATTGGTATGGGTGATGCTTACGCTATCTTACAAGCTACAATTGATGAATCTTTAGTAGGTAACTTATGGATTTATGATGGTATTAATATGCCATTAGATAAAATTCTTGATTATGCACCTAAGCTTAATAAAGCAGCATTTGAAGCTTGGCAGAACAATCCATTAAGAGTTCTTGAAGAATCTTTCCGTTCATTTATGGGTGAAAAATCCATTATGATTAAAGCTCTAAATGAGACTCTTAATAATGAGGATTTAGCTAATCAGTTAAATAAATCTCTAAGACTTTATAAAACTGAAGATAAACTAAGTTCTGGTGACAGTGACTATGCTTTATCTATTTTTGGTGACCTATTAAACGATCTTAAAAATAGTGCTGACAGTATTGATGCTCGTCATGCTGCTATTGCTCGTATGCCTAACTCTGTTGATCACTTAGCAGCAGCAGGTGTTCCTTGGCATAATGGTATAACTGTTGATCCAACACTTGATACTCCTGAGAAGATTGCAGCACAACTTAATAAATACTATCAGGAAGAATTGGATAAGATTAAGAACAAGCCTAAAGCTGAACCAGTTAAGAAAATGACTCCAGAAGAAATGGATCCTATTACTAAGGATATGCTGAGTAATACTGTTACTGATATATCTTCTGGTGTGAAAATTCTTCATGCTGCTGGTTTATTCAATCTTAGTAAATCAATTAACCTGAGCAGAGAACAACGTAAAGCTTATATACAACTTGTTAGGTCTAAAAAGCTTGATGGGTATAAGGTTGTATTTGGTTCAATAGAACAAATTAAGAAATACCGTGAGTTACAAGGCTATAAGTCTGTTGATTTGGATCAAGAAACTGATAATGGTTTTATTGATATGAATAATAAAGTTATTCATTTAATAAATCCATCTGTAGAGACTTTGGTTCATGAAATGATTCATGCTGCTACCTATGGTTCAGTATTAAATTACTATCGAGATCGTTCTTTAAATAGTAAAGAAGTAAATGAAGCTATTGAACGTACTGAAGAATTAAAGGATGAGTTCTTAAAGCTAAGTCCAAAAGAATTAGCTCGTTTAACTCCTGATCAAAGAACTGCTATTAATAATGTTAAAGCTGCTATACAAGAACCAGGAAATAATTTTGATAATGCTCCTGACGTAGCCTTAGCTAAATCATTAAATGAATTTATGGCTTGGTCTTTAAGTAATCAAGAATTAATTGCTGCATTTAAGAATGTAAAGTTACCTACTGCCTTACAGATTGCTAAGGAAGTGATTGCAATCATTAAGAAGTTCTTTACCTTCAAGGATAAGACAACTGGTGAGATTAAAGAACAAGATTTAGAAGTACCTTCAGATTTATTTGGTAACTTGTTATTTAATGCTTCAATTATTATTAATGCTGCTAATCCAAGTATAGCTACTACAATGGCAGAAACTACACTATTCCATTCTGCTAATGGTGGAGTTGATCATATTACCCAATTAAGAGGTACCTTAATGGATAAGGTTGTATTGTTTCTTAACAATACAGGTCAACCTATTAATATTTCCTTATACAATTCAGGATTCGGTAAAACATTAACTGAAGCTAAAGATACTGTTTCTTCTTTGGTTCCTATATTTGGTATTTCAGGTGTTGAAGAAACTACTTTAAATTATGTTGTAGCTGCACTATCAACAGATATTCAAGTAGATCCACTAACTATTGATGGTATCCAAACTCTATACAGTCATGCTGTTGTAGAGCTTGCTAAACAGGTTGATGCTGGTACTTATCCTAAAGCTAAATATGATGCCTTAATTGGTCGTATTGGTAATCCAAAGATCATTAATGGTAAATCTACACTGTTACCAGTGTTCTTAGGTCTAGGCTTAATTGATACTGAATTACGTGATGCTTTATCTAAAATTAGTATGCCAACTAAAGCTAAAAATACAACTGGTACTTTGGATGCTGGTATTGATAATTTTGCCAACAAGATGCTAGATGGTTTGTTTAAAGTTCTTACTGGTCAACGTAAAGCACATGATGTATCTGATGCTTTAGAGTTACTATCTGAACGATTAACAGAGATTGCTATTAAAGAGAAAAGTGCTGTTAATAGTTTATTTAATGCACCTGGTAGTAATGCGGATAAAGCTAATGAATGGGTAAGTAATAATATTTCTAAACTTGGTGACAAAGGTTTAGCTTTAGGAGCCAAATTAGAAACAAGTAATAAATTACGTGTTAAACAACTAGGTTCTGCTATTACAATCCTATCTTCTTTAGCTAGTGAGACTAATGGTGAAACTGTTTCTCGTGCAGCTATATCAATTGTTAATAAAACTAATGCGTGGAAACCATTTAGAGAGTTCATAACTGATCTTACCAATCGTACTGAGAGTAACGCTTTAGTATACGACTTGATTAAAAAAGTTCGTGCTGCTGTACAACAGTTACGCCAGAATTACCGTAAGGAAGTTCCTAAAACTATTGCTAAGAAATTCAATAGACTACCAACCAATAAAGAATGGTCTAATATGTTTAGAAGTATGGCTAAAACTGATTTAGCATCTTTAATTGATATTATGTCTAAAGAAGAAATACTGGATCTATTTACTAATCCTAATTCTTTGAATAAACAAATATCTAGTTTAGAGAATCGTATTCAGAACCAAGATAAAACTAATTGGTCTTTATACCAAGCTAAGATGAAACAGTTAGCTAATTACATGAATACTGGTATTACTGGTTCAAACTTTTTACGTAATCCTTATGCTATTCATGGTTTATTAAATGAGGCTAAACCTAAAAACTTTAAAGTAATGGGTAAAGATGCTGTTCATAGTATTGACCAATTAACTACCCTGTATGCTATTGAGGGTTTGAGTCAACAAGATAAAACTGATATGGCTGAAATGATTAAAGAAGAATCTGAGGCATTAGGTTTTATTATTGATTATCTGGTTGGTCAGAGTGCTGGTGAAGTACTTAAAGCAGGTAATAATCCAGTAATCCAGTTAAATTACTATAAAGGTCATATTCCTCAAATTAATAAGTCTGGTTCATCCTTATTGGTGGCTACTGATGATCAGATGCACAATTTGAAACTACGTGGTTATACTCGTATTGGTGATTACGCTGGTAGTAACCTTGATCCAAATAGAGTAGATAAAGGTTATTACTTTTCTACTGTTTCGGCTAATACTGCTGTATCCCAGGGTACTATTCAAAATGTTCAAAAGACTATTTCTGGTGTGGATGATACTTATGGTTTTACTGTTGGTTCTATGGTGGATAGAATTACGGATCCTGCTGAGGTTCGTAGAATTACTGTAAGACTTAATAAAGAAACAAACACTATTGAAAACTTAATGCCAGTGTTTAATGGTACAGGTGAGGTAATTGCTTACGAAAGAAGTATGAATCCAGAAATGGTAGCTATGCTTAAACCTTCTGAACACTTAGCAGAAATGATTGGTGTATGGAGGGGTAGACAGATTGAAGAACAAATGGCCACTGAAATTAATAAGGAAGTTATAGATAACCACTACACCATGTGGAAAAACGATATTGCTAAAAGTCCATCCTCTCAAAAGGAGTATGTAAATATTCTGGACCCAAAACAATTAGATGTTATTGAGCAAGATATGGTTTCACTATTCTCTTTTGAAACTCGTCAATATATTGCTAATACTTACGGTAGTGAGTTTTGGGTACGTAAAGACGTAATGAACGATATGATTGGTTATCGTAAAGCTTCTATAGCTGATGTGTTTACTGGTAAAACTCGTTTATCTAAAGAAACACAAGAGGTTATTAAAAAAGTTCTTGTTACTGCTTTTGGTTATGAAGCTTATAAATACGCAGTTAATTCTGAAAAATTTATTCAGAATGTAACTAATGAGGTTAGAACTCTTATTATTGTTAAGTCTATAATTGTACCTATGTTTAACATTGCCAGTAATATAGTTCAACTTATCGCTAGAGGTGTACCAATTAAGACTATTCTTAAAGCTCCTACTAAGATATTGGAGTTACGTTCTTATACCCAGAGCCAAGTTAAACAGGTTGGTCTTGAGGCAGAATTAAGAGCAGCTTCAGGTAATCCTAGTCAACAGAAAGTGCTTGAAGCTCAAATCCAAGCTATCAAAGATGGGCATAAACGTTTAAGTATTTGGCCATTAATTGAAGCTGGTGAGTTCAGTACTATCTCGGATATTGGTAGTAACTCAGAGGACATTGATTTGTTTTCTGGTAATTCTGAAAATTGGTTGAGAAATAAAATAGATAAACTACCCCCAGCTTTAAAAACTACTGTTAGATACGGATTTATGACTAGGGATACTGCCTTATTCCAAGGCTTACAGAAGATGGTTCAGTACGGTGATTTTATTGCTAAAGCGGTTATGTATGATGATTTGATTAAGCGTAAAGGACTTACCAAAGAACAAGCTTTAGGTAAGATTACTGATGAGTTTGTCAATTATGATAAATTGCCTGGCAGATTTAGAGGATATTTAGAGGATATGGGGGTATTGTGGTTTTGGAATTACAAGTTACGTATTACAAAAGTAGCATTAAGTATTATGAGAGAGAATCCAATCAATGCCCTAATGCTGTCTGTAATGCCTATTCCTATTGGTTCAGGTACGCCAATGGGTGATAACTTTGTTACTAAGTTATTAGACGGTTCTTTAACAGGGTCTATTGGTCCAGGTATGAGCTTACAAGCTGCACAACTTACCCCTGTTTATAACATACTGAACTAAAAATAAAGGCTCCTAGTAGGAGCCTTTATAATTTAAAGCAGATTAACTATTTTGTGGTTTAACCATACCACCAAATAGACTACGAGGTTTAGTAGCAGGTACAGTAGGTTCAGGTGTTACTGGTGCAACAGGAACCTCTTCCTCAATTGGTTCAGGATCTTCACCAACTGCTGATTCAGCTTCTTCTACAACTGGTTGATCTAAGGCTTCAGTAGGTACTTCAGCTTTAACAACTGTTGTAGCTGTAGGTGCAGCTTTACGAGGTGTAGCTTTACCTAACAATGCTGGTTTAGCTTCAACTGGAACCAAATTAACAGTAGCACTTACACCTTCATTACGGGCAGATGTTAAAGCTACAGAAATAGCAAAGTTTTCTGCTACTGTTAATTGTTTACCAACATAAGCTGTAATGGCTTCTGTGATTTCTTCTTGTGAAAGAATGATTTGCATATCTTTATCCTTTGGTTCTAGGGAATTTAATGTTTTCCCAATTGGGGTGATGGTTACTTCAATACGAGGGTTTAAGGGATCTACTTGACCATAACTAAAGCTAATGTTAGGTATAACTTTAAAATTATCATCTGTAATTTTTCCAGAAGATACTAATGTATCACTGAAGAATTTATCTGCTATAGAGCAGACATTACTTATGTCACATTCTCTTTTGCTAGAAGGGAATATTACATAATGTAAGCTACAAGATTCCATACATAGTACAGAACCAAGTAAAGGACTAACGAGTTCTTTAAAATTAATCTTAGCTTTATTTAATTCTTGAAAACAAGCATTACGATAATTGTTAAGATTAACTGGAAAATCCTTATTCTTTGATAAAGGTACTTTCCAAGGTAATGTTATTATCCAACTCATAAGATTATAGGTACATCTTAACGATGTACCTTTCCTGTTGGATTATTATTTTTTAGCAAACAAACTCTTACGTTCTGGTTGGCCTGCTGGTGTACCTGGTTTTGGTGGAGCTTTAGATGGAGCACCAGAGTTACCTGCTTCACCATCTTTGATGGTACGTTTATCACGTACTTGGTCTTTGTTCTTCAATAACCAAGCATCCCAAAATTGGGCTACATCTTGACCAGCACGAGCTTCAGCTACAGTGAGTTTCAATTCAGGATGATAAATTTTATCAATATGATTTTCTTCACGAGTTTCAGCAATTGGTACATACTCAGTACCTTCTTTTTTCTGTTTGTTAGCTAATGATTTTTGAATACCTAAAGCAATTGGCTTGCCTAATGCACCAATAATCATTGGTACAGATTTAGGCATTTCTTTTTTGGCTTCACTGTCCCAAATATTAATTACCTTTTCTTCAGTTTCCTGAACAGCCAATGGTTCACCAGTAGCAATTAAACAAATATCATCTACCACAGTAAAACCAGGTAAAGGTACTTTTTTAGTTGGATCCTGTTTATTAGGGAACCAGTTTTTACCATCTTTATTCGTAACGTACAGAGTTTCTGTATACTCTTTACCGTTAATAATAGCAATCAAAGTTACTGAAGTGGCACCACCACTGGATACACCAGCGTATAATGCTTTGATGGTACCAATGTAAATATCAGTATTAAATACACTGACACCACCTAATCGGTCTTGTGACTCTTGTAAACCATCTGTTGTTAAATTACCAAACATAATATTAATCTCTTGTGGGGGTTAGTTATAAAACTTGTGAAGGTGATCTAATAAGAGCTGACAATCATTATCAATGTATGTCTGACTCTTATCAAATAATCCCATAGGGGAACGAATACGCTCACCAATAGTAGCCTTCGTTGGTCTAGTTTGGAATACGTGTTTATATCCCAATTCTTTTTCATCATCCGTGATAGTAAGCAGGTTATTACCGTACTTTTCCAATTCTTTTAAAGCTACTTTTTTACATGATACAACTGTACTAAAGTAGGCTTCTAAGCCGTTGTTCTTTAATGATCCTTTAACTGGAACAGATGTTTTCATTGACATACTGGCTTCATCCAGTACATCTAAAACGTGAGCAGTAAAGATAGTTGGTTTACCAAAACTGGTAACTTTTTGTTGCATCAACTCTTTAAAGAATTGAGCAAAGTCACCCCAACTTTTCATGGTATTGGTTGAAGGTAATACGTAAAGTGACTCATACATATCCATAAGGAATGTAAGAGAATCTACAATAATACCATCTACACTAACCTGTCCCATTGCATAATCAAATGCTTCATGTACCTGATATGGATCAGTAATACGATGAGCAGCAAACTTGTTTTTGAATGGTAAACGTTTACCTGCTTCAGTATTAAGATATAACCATCTTTCTTGGTTCTTAATACTTCTTAATGATGCACTCTTACCTACACCAGAGAATCCTGATACAAGTATGAGTTGATCATTTGGTTCATCAATATTAGACATTTGTTTCTCCAAAGTAAATTGCCAGTTCAGAACCAAAGAAAGAACTGACAACACTTAATTAATTTTTCTGAAATCTTTTAGCTACTGATTTAAGTACAGTACTATCAATCTCATCTTTGGTTAAAGGATTATTCATTTTCTCATTAAAAGCATGAACCATTTTACTTACTTCAATAATTGAATGTCCATTATCAACTAAAGCTAAAGCAAATTTGATCATTTGGTTATTACGATTACCAGAAGCAAATCTCACTGCAAACCATCGTTCTAAGTTGTCTAATGATTCAACTTTTTGGAATTGTTGACGATAGGTTTCATTCTTACTTGTTTTTGGAATGAATGGTAGAGCATCTAAGATTTCACCATCCATATTGTAAACATAGTTTCCACCATCAAATGTTTCCCATTTACGAGATCTTTGATTAGCAGACTCATCAATCTTAAATGGCAACCAACCCATCACATTGTTCATAAACTCTTTATACTCTTCAGAGTCTAATTCCAATATATAGTTAATTGGGAAAATCATTCTAAAACGATTAGCTTCATCTGTATGACGCTTGGTAGTATAGATTAGGTACTTATACTCTTTCATCAACTCACAAGCAGCTTCAACAGTGACACCCTCATCAATATCAATAACAAGTAGGTTAAAACCTACTAATACTGTTTCTTCAGAACGATGACCATTCTTAAAGAAATGATTAGCCCAGTGCATACTTGGAGCTTGGGTTAAATTATGTAGTTGATCAAATGGAACTTGTTCACCTAAATAGTTGTATGCCCAATGATCACTATAAGATATTTTCATTTGGTTCAAGTCTGTTTCTTTTAAAGTTTCACCTTTAAAGAACTCAATTCCATCAACAAATAATTTCTTAATGATGATATGTTTCTTGTAGCCCCAAGCCATTGCTAAAGTCATTAACTCATTACGAGCAGCATTACCTGATTTATAAAATGGTAATGCTTCTAACAAATCAGCATGAGTTACCTCAGTATCTAATGAAGCAATATACTTAGCTAATTTAACGTATGATTTTTCACGATTAAGTATAATCTGAAATGCTCTGCCAGATTCTTCAACAAGAAGAATTGATTGCATTAAATGATCCATAGCTACAATGCTGCTTTTATCAACAAATGCAAAAGCACCTGCTAATTTTAAAGCTTTAAAGTAACGATGACTCAATTCTGCTTTCTTAATTTCTTCATGATCAGCCATTAAATCAGCAACTTTTTCACAAGCAATCTTATACTCAAGTAACTGAATAGCTACGTCATCTTCAACACGAATCTGCCAATCAAACATAGCTGGATCAGCTAAGTTATAAAAATGATCAGACCATTTATCAGTTAATGTTGTGTTATTTGGTTGAATTAGTGTCTGATAAATTTCTGTAGCTGTTTGATTATGGAAAGCTTTACGGTCTTGTTGACCATAACCGAATAAACATCTACGAGCATAACCAGTTTCTAAAAATGAATATAATTGATCTTCAGTTTGACCACCATCAAGTAGCTTAACTGGAGTACCAAATAACAAAGCATTGGTTGGCGTTTTACCGTCAATATCTTCATTACGTTTATTCTCATTAGTGTTTTTAATTAGCTTTTGCTTAATAGAACCTTGATCATACAACTCAAGATACACATTAAGAATGTCAGTAGAACCAATAAGCTTAGAACCAATTTCATCAATTTGTAAATTGATTGAACCAGCATTAGCTAATAATAACTTATGACGAATCTGACGAATACCCTCTGGTGAACCAGAATCAAAAGTGAATGGGTATGTACCAGCACGATTATATTCAGCTAAAGTTTTATCATATTCTTCTTGAAGATCAGCACCATTACGAATGGAGCGATCAGTAGCAATCTTCCATAAATTCTTTTCAGCAATGATGTTAATGGTTTCTTCTGTAAAGCGTTGTTTGAATCCTTTAATAAACTCATTTTCCATAATACCTACAGAATGACCTTTACCAAAACCTGAGTTAGCTAAAGCAATTACATACATATTAATAGGTATGCTACCACGATCTTTAGTAACTACAGTGGCTCTCATACAACCAGCCATTTTACAAAGAAAATAGGCTAATTCTGCTCTAAAGAATCCGCCGTCTGTGTTTTGTGTTTTTGCACAAAGTACTTCAACTATTTCAGTAATAACTGGGTGATGTTGAACATTTGTTAAATCAATCATATATACCTTCTATTCAGTTGCAGAAAAATACTTATCCTTCTGAGTACATACAGGGAAAGCATCACAATATTCACAACGTTTAGGTTTACCCTCAACAGTAATAATGATGCCTTTACCACCTTTCTCAGCCATAAACTTACGAGCTTCTGTATAGTCATCAAAGTTTTTGGTAGCTCTAAGCGTTTTTGTTGGATCAGCGTAATACTTATATTGGTTCTCAGATTTCCATAATTCTTCATCAGTACACTCTGGAATAGTATTCTCAGGTGCATTTTTGAATTTAGTAATCTGGCTCAATTTATTCTTAACCCAACTTTCAGTTTCATCCACAGAAAGTAACGGAATGTCTTTAGTCATTAATCGTTCTGGTGGATACTTTGGATTAGACAAAGCTTGCATCTTTTGCCAATCAGTAAAGATAAAACCAATACGAATAAAATCTTCAGTTATTTTCTTTTGGTTCAACCAACGGTAGAGACTACCTTGTAATTGATAGTCACCATCTTTACCACCGAATAACCAAGTGTAAGCAGTAGTAGATTTATGATCATGCAGGATGCCTTCTGCAATCATGTCAAATTTACCACCAATTGAATAACCATCAATCTTTCTGATTTCACGCTGTTCCATATAAATTGGAATAGGGTGTTCTACAGCAGCAAGTTGTTCATCAGTAGGGTTAATGAGTACACGATTAATCATGTCCTCTGGATAACCCAATAGACGTAGGCTGTGTTCATAACCTCTTGTCCAAGCACGTTCAATAGAATCATGCAAAGCAGTACCAATAGAACTAGCTACAAAATCTTTTACATCATTTTGTTTTTGGTTCGCTGGTACACGTTTAGAAAGAATAATCTGTCTAATTGGTTTCATTAAACCAGTAACAGAAATATAGTTTTCTTCATCAATACGATCATACTCACTATGTAATGCCCATACAGCCATTACAATAGACATACCACTATTATTAGTCACAAACATGATTATTTACTCTCTATTGAACGAACAGCACGTTTTAAAATACGACCAGCATAATGATAGATTTTTTCAGCAGCACGTAAATCATTTTGACCCTGTTTAGCATTACCTTTACGAGCATTAGCAGTACGCCAAATCTCTTTAAAGATATTAGCTTCATCAAAGTTAAGTTCAAGTGCTTCAATAATATCTTCACATTCAGCAATGTAAGATTGATGCTCTTCACGTTGAGGGTGTTTAACACTAACTAAGTAGTAATTAGTTAATCCCCCACCTGAAGTTGTATCAGCTTGTTTGATAATTTGTTCTGCACTTTGCATAATTATTACTCCTTTGGTAATACATCATTGGTTGACACCATAGATAATACTGAAGCAGCACTTGGTTTTGTTTTAGGTGTATCAGCATAAAACTCTTCATGAGTCATACAACCTAAATATGAGAGACTGTTTAATACTACGTCTACAACTTTTAATTCTGGATCTTCCATTTTTTTATGGAATGTAAGCTGTAAATTTTGTTGAGCTTTACCTAAAGCTTTCGTATCAATATTTTGTGTATCAGTAGGTAAGATAGCGTTCAAATCTAATTTAACAGGATTCTCATTTTCTTTATCAGTAAATACAATAGAACCATGAACCAAGTAATAATGCTTTTTCATAACAATTTCCTAGAATAAAAAAGAGGGCTATTGCCCTCAAGGTGATTTATATAGCTTATGTGGCTATATGTTTTTGAACCAAAGAAAGTAATTGCTGTTCGCTTACTTCATTTGGTATGGTTAATTCTTTAGACCAATCAGGACAGAATATTGATAACTCTCCTCCTAATTTAACCTCATCATGTTGAATGAGAGGATCTTCTTGCCACTGTACAGCTTTTACTAAGTGCTTATTAGTGTAGAGAATGGTGTCTATATTGTCACGTATTAAGTAATACTGAGCATCATGGATATGAGCACAGGGTCTAATATCCAGTCTATATTTGCTTTTTCTTACTTTACCCATAAATTCAGATGAAGCTCTACTGTTGAGTAAACACCAAGACTGACCTAGTGCATTACCAGCAGTTCTACCTTCTGCTTCTGCCTCATAAGGTGTACGTTTTAAACCACGTATAACTTGATGAAGCAGTGGAGTACGTACTCTTAAACCAAAGGCTACTTTTATATAGCCTACTTGTGCTGCTTCAGTGAGTCTGTCTTGTACCCATTTATCACTTTCTTGATATAAGTCATGGTATCTTTTCTCAATCATTTTTGCTTCATCTTCAGGGAAACCACAGTTCTTCATTAAACCTCTATAAGTACCACCATAAGTTAATAGGAACGTGGGTTCCTTTGAAATCTGACGAAAGTTTTTATATACTGTTTGAATAGAATTAATGGACTCTACCGTTTCCGAAATATCAGGCATTTTCTCACGGTAGTAAGCAAATGCTCTTAATGAGTGACCATCATAACCATCGGTATATACTTTTAGTTTGTTTGGATCTTTAGTGCTTAAAGCTGAGATTCTATCCTCTAATGAAGCAAAGTCTAAACCACAAAATAACCATCCAGGTGGAGCTTGAAAGCATGATTTAATTACTTTTGCATACTTGGATCCAGTAGAAGGTAAATTTTGCAGGTTAGGTTTCGAACTACTCAAGCGTCCAGATACCGTTCCACCTAAATTAAAATTACCGAATAGGTAATGCCAACCATCTGAACCAAGTGCAGCATTTTCCATTGAAGTAATGAAAGTGGTTAGGATAATGTCCACATCACTAAAATCAATGAGAGCAGTTAATAATCCTATTACGTTTACATCAGTTGTATGATGTTTTAAAGCTTTAAGAGTATCCTTACCTGTTGATGGTTGTTTACTCTTGGTTAATTCAATAACTGGCAAACCAAGTTGTTTAAATAGAACTTCTTGTAATTGTTGACCACTACCAGGATTAAATTCTTCCTTAGCATCATCAATAGTTACTCTTTTTTTCTGTAGAGTATTATTCTTTTCAATTACCCAATCTTCATTCTTTTGATAAATGTATTGCTGGATAATTGGATTAGCTTGAATACGAGTTGTAGCACTATCTCTATCAGCTTCAAGAATTACTTTTACTTCCTTAACCCTTTTCATATTAAGAGGTAAGCCAGTAAGCTGCATTTGAATAATATCTACAATAGCTGGTTTAAATACATTGGAATAAATATCCAATTGCTGATCATCAATCATCTTTTGGTAGTGCTTGTTATACACATACCAAGTAGATAAACCATCTACCAGATTATATTTTAATAAATGATCTGCAGGTATTTTAGTAATGTCATTAATCTCTTCCTGAGCATAATTACCAGCATAAGCTTGAGCTTGATCCTTGAGAGATAACTTATTACCAGCACAGGAATTTGTAGCTAAATAGGTGATTAATTTAGTATCTTCCCAGTTACCCAACATGGTATCTAAACCATATAACAAACCTTCTGTATCTAATATTTCAGTCATGAATAACTGATAGATCAGTACATAAACATCATAGCTAATATTGTGATAAATAGCCTTACGTTTAAAGTTTCTGAAGAAGTAAATCAACATAGCTCTAACGCCGTTATTAATTACTTGTTTACCATAAGGTGCACAAGTAGCTCCTTCTATTGGTTCATAATCTACTAGGAATGATACACCTTCATTTTGGTTCCAACAGAATGTGATTGAACCAATACCAGCAGTATTATGTTTAAGACTGAAGGCTTCAATATCAATAGTTAAATCACAATCCATAGCTAGTAATTTATCTATCCATAGAGCTATTTCTTCATTGGTTCTAGGATAGTCTGCAAACTTTATAATATCTTTACCTGGGTCTAAGTAATAGTTGTTTACATGAGCTAATAGAGCTTCTACAGCTTGTTTAATCTTAGGACGTATTTTGATTGGATCGTAAAATACAGCTTTATAACTTGGAATATAAATTACATTGAATGAACCAAATACAGAAGGTAATACATAGCCTAGATTTACATCAGCTTTAGTAGTACCAGTTAGTACTTTGAAATATTCAGTATCAGCAACAAGTAAATACTTAGCTTGTAGGTTTTCGAGTACATTAATCAATTCAGATTCTATGTACTCTTTCATTTCTGCTACTGGGGTTTTCTTTTTGGTTTGAGAAGAGTGAAGGGTAATAATAGCAATATCATCAGTTGGTAAACCAAATGGTGTTATATACTCTTTAAGGATTCCATCTTTACTTATACTTGGAACCAAAAATACAATGGGGTAGTCTGGCTGTTCTGAAAAAACAAGATGGTTCATAATTTACTCAATAAAATAATTTAGAGATAGCATAAGCCTCTATCTTAGGTAGAAGTCTATCAAACTCATTTCTAGTTAGTTTATCTTTATCCATGTAATGAGCTACAGTAGAAATTCTAGGCATACTGGCTAAGTCAGGAAATAATTGTACTACTGGTTCAGGTAAAGAATCTCTGACATTTTGTTTGCAGATACAATGATCTAATAACTTAAAAAGTATTTGACGAATTTCTTTTTCATCTCTTTCTAAGTCATTAGTCTGTTGTACTATCTTAGTACCTGCTGTTGCCAATTCAAATACAAGACTCGGTAAAATAGATTGTTTACCTCTATTTCTAAAAGGAGCATGGCCTTTAGATATAAAGGTTTTACCCATGTGTCTAAAACCCATATAGGTATTGTTTTTCTTGATGTTGTTGTTTTGTGTTAATTCAACTATTTGATTGTCTAATACTTCTTTATCATTCTCAAATAGTTTACTGATAATACTGTCAATAAGCATATATGTCTCTTTCATACTATCCACCGTATTTAGTTGGTAATTGACCAAATAAAAATATTCTATTTCTAGCTCTCGATACAGCTACATAAAGCATACGAGCTACTTGATCAGGATTACGACAAGAACCAATATTTTCCAAATCAATGAACACTGTGTCATAAGTACTTCCTTGTG